GCGGAAATGTTACCCGACGGACTTTTTTGGTCTGCCTCTTTTTTTAGGCTTAATTTCGCTTCGCAAATCAGATTCAGATTTTTCATGAACAACCCCGTTGTTTATAGCCAAGTTAATGTCTTGTATTGTAGGGGTTTTCTCATGTGGCGTTAATATAACACGGCTTTGATGGATTTGTGCCGCCATGATACGCACAATTTTGTGTGCTGCAATCATGTTTTACCAATGTTCATTTTGGACCGTTGGTTGCCGCCACCGCCGCCAGTATCTTGTGGACTTGAGCCGGGGATGGGGTCGATTTTGGCCGTTGGCTTGCCGCTGATTGGAACGTTGGTTTTGGAAATGTTTGCGGCGTCCAAACTAGGCAATTCGTCACCGCCATCCACTTTGCACATATTCAGATATTCCCGCGCTTCGTTCGGTGTAAAGATTCCAGAAGCCACGCCCGCGGTAACAAAGTTCATTTGGTCCAGCGCCGCGCCCTTCAAGAAATCTTTGGTATCGAAACGGATAGACAAATTAGGATAACCGTTCAACAAACCCTTTTTGAACTTTTGCTCAATGTTGATAATCATCGGGTACATGGTGGTTTTGTAGAACTCATCCAGCAACGTTTGGGTGTTGTTGTATTTGCCAACATCCAATCCAAGCAATTGGGCGGGAACGCCGAACAATGCACAAATGCGTTTTGTGGTTTGCTCTTTCAGCTTGGCGGCATCCGCGTCTTGCAAGTTCAGCATTTTGACCGTTTCAAAGGTCATGCCTTGGTCCAGCAACATACCTTGGCCTGGCTTCGACAAGTCGGTTGGGCGGCTTCCGGTCATGCTTGACCACGCTTCCTTCAAGCGTTGGGCGATTTCCTTATATTTGGCGTCGGGAATCACTTGGTCGGTGCGGAACAAACCGGAAGGCTTCGCGCCGTTTTGCATCACATAGTTAGCATACAAATCGATGTCGGTATCCAGCGCCACCAGTTCGGTTGCCAAAATGCCTTTGTTGAAACCCGCGGAACCTTGCCACGGCGATTCGGTGGTGTGAATAACTTGGTAATAAGCCAAGGGTTCGTCTTTGTTGAACCCGTATGTCGGCGTCGATACCCGGTAGGTTGGGTAACGTGTTTCGCTGGCTTGGACCGTGATTAGCGTTGCGTCCAAGTTATACATTTCAATGGGCGTTTGCAGCGAATCTTTTTGGTTCTTGCGGTATAGCAAAGTGAAAACTTCACCAGCCAATTCGTACCACATAACGAACTGATACCAAAATTCGTATTGGTTTTGGAAGTTGTTGGGTTCTTGGAACAAAGACATGATTTGCTTGGCTTTGTTCTTGTCCCGCGCACCAATGTTTTCCGAATTCAAGGCATCTTCAAATACCCCGTCGTCGGTTTTATACATCACCTTCAAGTTGCATTGCGCCAGCGCCCGCGACTTCAAATTGACGCAAGACATGATGGTGGAATTCCGCGACAAGACGGACATATCCACAATGCGGCCAGCGTTGGTGGTGCTGGATGTCGTGACATATAAAAGCTGATAATTCGCGCCAGTTTGACCGTTTTGGTTCTGACGCAAGATTTGGTTGCCCAATTGGGTCTGACCAAACAGGGTATTGCTTTCGTTTTGTGTGGGTTTTTTACCCTTGAAAATGTCCAAAATACCCATGTTTTTCCCCAATTAGTTGACGTTTTCCAGCTTAAAACGAACGGAAACCGAACGAACTCGACGCATAAGGATTGTCCAAACTGCAATGCGCCGCAATAATCATCGCAATAATACCATCAACTTTGGCCGCTTTGTCAGCTTCGTTTTTGCGAACCTTGATGTTGCCGTTCACATCTTCGTAAATTTCGCAATTCCCAAGCTGCCAACCAACAAACGGGTTCCCGTCGTGCTGGATTTGCTTGTTTAGAATCAATTTCTCAACGTATTTGGACGGATTTGACAAGACGCCCATGCCTTGGCCCACCTTTTTGACCGGAATGCCCGAATCGTGCAATCTGGCGACCAAGCTGGCGGCATTGTAGGCATCGTATCCAACCTCTTTGACTTCGTATTTCTCGCATTGCTGTTTGATGTATTCGGAAATCTCGCGGTCATCCATCACGTTGCCTTCGGTCAGCTTCAGAATGCCCGATGACACGGCGACCCGGAAAATATCGGCGTAGTGCTTGGGAATCAGCTTGTACCCTTCTTCCGGTAAAAAGAACTTGAATTCCGCTTCGTAATCCAATTCGCCATACCGCTTTAAAGTGCAAACAGCGTTCAAGTCACGGGTTGCGGCCAAGTCAAAGCCAATAAACACGGCTTCGGGTTCTTGACGTTTTACGTCGGTTTTGCATTCATCCCAAAAGCGCCTGTCCAACCATGCGGTGTTGGCCGACACAAAGATGTTCAAGGTCTTGCACAAAAACTCATTCAACGCTTGTGGTTTGTGCTTTGCTTCCTCTGCGCGTTGGGCGATGGCTTCCTCGAAAACGCTGATGCCATGCATCGGGTTTGCCTTAGCCCATGTCGTCGGGTCGCGCCAATCGTCCTTGGCATCCAGCGAGTAAATAAGGCCAAACCAGCGGGGATTGTCCGACGCTTCGCCTGTTAGCATGGATTGATACATGGACAAATCTTCGTAGAACTTGGTGTCTTTGGTGAAGCTGGCGGTTGTAATGTAGATTCGCAACGGGTTACGCCGGGCCACCATACCGGAATGCAAAACCTCGATGGAATTGCGGTCCACAATCTGCGCGGCTTCGTCAATGATGACGCACGATGGGTTTTTACCGTCGCCTGTTTTTTTGGTGTCCCGCGACAGCGCCTTGAACATGGATTGGGTATCGCCGACGCGTTTGACTTCGTATTTGGATACCGCAAACGTATTAGCCAGCGCTCCGGGCATATTTTCAATGAACCCTTTGGCCGAATCAAAAACGATAGTGGCTTGTTCCCTGTTGGTAGCCAGCGTAAACACTTCTGCGCCAGCTTCGCCAAATTGCAGTTCATAAAGCGCCAGAATAGCGGTCAGGGTCGATTTCCCGGCCTTGCGTGGAATGTAGACAATGACGTCCGTCACCATGCGGCGGTTGCGGTCTTTTTTATGCCGGAATCCATACACGGCACAAATTAAAAATATCTGGAAGGGTTCCAGCAAAATGGGTTTGCCAGCGTCCGGGCCTTTGGTGTGCTTTAAGACCGATGCAAATTTTAAGACGTGCTGCGGGTAGTCTTCGTCAAATATCCATTTCCATTCGCGGTTTTCATATTGATTGATAAACCGCTGACAAGTCAGGCGAACGTCATTGCATACGTTGATTTCACCTTTTACGACTTGGATTGCATATAGAACGCCATCTTGCCAATTCATGCCGCTTTCGGACCTCGGAATAGTTCGTTTATTAAAGTGTCTTCGTCTGTCTTATTGGCGCTCAAACGACTCTTCGGGGTCAGTCCAAGTTCGTTCATGAGCTTCACGCAATTCTCCATTGCTTTGTTAGCAACCGCAATGTACGGATTTGGTGCAAAGGTTTTGCCAGCGTTGATTTTAACCACCAGCGGATGTTTAGCCTGTTGAACACGAGCATCAATGTAGATTTGCATTTGGTCGGCCAGCATCACCAGCGTGTGGCGATCTTGCTCGGACCCAATGCCGTAAACATCAAACAAGTAATCGGCGGTCTCTTTCACAAAACGCTCACGGGTGAACAGTTCTGGTTGGTGCGCCCATTCAGCAAACGGAATCCGGCTTTTTACTTTTTCGGGCAAAAGGATGCCGGGGTTCTGTCCTTTGGTTCCATGTATCTGGTGGATTTCCGGGGGTAGTTTTCCATTAGCCATTTAACAACTCCGCTTTCTTTCCGGTGAATTCTTCCCAACGCTTGACGATAACGTCGCAATATTTGGGGTCCAGTTCCATGATTCGAGCATAGCGGCCATGCTTTTCAGCCGCCAATAAAGTTGTGCCGCTACCGCCAAAACTGTCTAAAACAATATCTCCGCCTTTAGTGTTATTCAAAAGCTGATATTCAAACAAAGCCACAGGCTTCATTGTTGGATGTTCGCCGTTTCTTGATGGTTTGTCAAATTCAAGAATAGTGGTTTGTTTTCTGTCTGCCGCCCAAAGATGACTTGCGCCTTCTTTCCAGCCATATAAACATGGTTCGTGTCTCCAATGATAATCTTGACGCCCCATTACCAAAGAAGATTTTTTCCAAATTAAACATTGACGGACTTTCCAACCAGCATCCTGAGCCGCACCTCGAAAGTTATATCCTTCTGAATCAGCGTGCCAAATATAAAAAACAGCACCGGGCTTCATTACCAAATCTGCCGTGACATAAGCATCTCGTAAAAATTGACGAAATTGGTCATCCGCCATGCTGTCGTTTTTAATAGTTAATTTTTCTTTTGTGCCGCCTTCATAAGCCACGTTATATGGAGGGTCGGTCAACCAAATATCCACAAGTTGCCCATCGCAAAGTTTCTCCATGTCATTAGTGCTGCAAGAATCTCCGCACATAAGTCGATGTTTCCCAAGCAAATAAATATCGCCGGGTTTGGTTATTGGTTCTTCAGGCACATCAGGAACCGCATCTTCATCGGTCAAACCTTCAACCTCAACAGGCATTAACTTGTTTAACTCGTCTTCATCAAAACCCGTCAGCGCAAGGTCAAAACCCTCAAGCTGCAATTCTTCCAACTCAAGCGCCAGCATCTCATTGTCCCAATCAGCGTTTAGGGCCAGCTTGTTGTCGGCAATGATTAACGCCCGTTTTTGAATTTCAGTCAGGTGCGCCAGTTCAATAACAGGAACTTCCTCAAGGCCAAGTTTCCGCGCAGCAGCCAGCCGCCCATGCCCGGCAATGATGCCGTTTTCCCCGTCCACCAAGATTGGATTGGTCCAA